TTCGTGAATCAGCTCGTGCCCAAGTTGGCGACGGGGATTCGACCGGCGCAAATCAAGGCGTCCCTGTTTGTGATGATGCGTTCAATAATCATCAACCCGACGTTTTCGAGTCAAACCAAGACGGAGTGTACATCCAAGGTGACGACTGAGTATGAATTCAAGCCCAAGTTTATCAAGGATGTTTTGGCGTCTGGTGTCGGTGATGAGTTGACGGCACTCGTCGTGTCCAAGACGGAAAAGGAACTCAAAAAGACTGATGGTGCCAAGAAGAACAAGATTACAGGCGTTCCCAAGCTGGATGATGCCAACTGGGCTGGAACAGCCAAGAGTCACGAGTGTACACTCATCGTCACTGAGGGTGACTCGGCAAAGACGCTCGCGGTCGCTGGACTCAGCGTAGTCGGACGCAACGCATACGGCGTCTTCCCGCTCCGGGGGAAACCTCGGAACGTTCGGGACGCGAGCGTCAAGCAACTCACGGAGAATGAAGAGTTTTCAAACCTCAAGAAGATTTTGGGACTTCAGCACGGAAAGGTGTACACTTCCCTGCGAGAACTTCGGTACGGTCATTTGATGATTATGACTGACGCCGATCTTGACGGGAGTCACATCAAGGGTCTGGTCCTCAACATGATTCACCACTTTTGGCCGAGTCTCCTCGACCTTGGTTTCCTTGTGGCGATGGTGACGCCAGTGATCAAGGCGGGCAAAGAGTGGTATTTCACAGAGGAGGCGTTCCGCAAGAGGGAAGGACGGTCGGGCGACGTCAAGTACTACAAGGGTCTGGGAACATCCACGTCAGCAGAAGCCAAGGAGTACTTCAAGATGATTGATCGTCTGACTGTGAAGTTCACATCTGATGCGCTCACCAGCGAGTCGATGACGCTCGCCTTCTCCAAAGCCATGGCGGATGCACGAAAGGGATGGCTCGTGAATCACATGGCGACGACGCCACCGGGTGTCGATTACGGAAACGTGAAGCAGTTGACTGTGACTGATTTTGTCCACAAGGACCTGGCAAACTTTTCGGTCGAGGACATTAAGCGGTCTATTCCACACGTCGCAGACGGACTCAAACCGAGTCAAAGGAAGGTTATTTACGCATGCCTGAAGCGGAACCTGGTCAAGGATGCCAAGGTGGCACAGTTGAGCGGGTACGTCGCCGAACACACGGCGTACCACCACGGCGAGGCGTCGCTCCAGGGCACAATTATCGGATTGGCACAGACGTTTGTCGGTTCGAACAACGTCAACCTGCTCGAGCCGAGCGGTCAGTTTGGGACGCGCCTGATGGGTGGTAAGGACGCTGCCAGTCCTCGTTACATCTTCACGCGTTTGGCTGAAAAGACGCGTCGTATTTTCGACCAGCGTGACGATCCAGTGCTCAAGTATGTTTCGGAGGATGGTCAGAATGTCGAGCCGACGTACTATTTGCCCATCGTGCCGATGGTACTCGTGAATGGTGCGGAGGGTATCGGGACTGGCTTTTCGTCGTACGTACCGCCGTACGACCCCAAGGTTGTGACGAAGAACATCCAGCACGCACTCCGTGGCGAGGCGATGGAGTCCATGAAACCACACTTCAAGGGGTTTACAGGCACGAGTGAAAAGACGGGCGAACACACATGGACTCTGACCGGGACGTTCGAGCGTCAGGGGTCCCGTATTCACGTGACTGAGCTGCCTCCAGGCAAGTGGATCCAGGACTACAAGGAGTTTCTGGACGGACTCGAGGTCAAGTACGAGAATCACTCGACGGAGAACAAGGCGGACTTTTTCGTCTGGACCGAGAATGACGACCCCAAGCAGCTTGGATTGGTGAAGACGATTCACACGAGTAACATGTACCTCATCGGACAGAACGGTGCTGTGAAAAAGTATGCAAGCCCAGAGGAGATTTTGGTAGATTACCTCGAGATGCGTCTCGCGCTGTACAAGACACGCAAGACCTACCTGGTCAAAGAACTCAAGCGTCAGGTGAATGAGAATACGACCCGGGCGCGTTTCATCACTGAGGTGGCACACGGACGCCTCGAGATTTTCAGACGGACCCGAGCAGACATCGAAGCAGACATGACACGTCTCGGATTTCCACACGAGCTTTTGGTTTCAGTCAGGACGTACCAGTACACTGCAGAGGAAATCAACAAGGCGTTGACGCTCGTGAAAACCCTCCAGAGCGAACTTGCGACGCTCGAGGCGACGACCGTGTCGAACCTGTGGAAACAAGATCTTGAGTCTTTGTAGAGGATGAGCAGTCTGACTGTTCCTGGGTTTTACGGACCGTCTTTGACATCGAACATTCTGTCAGTGTACCTGACACAGAATGCACCCATTCTACCTGGAATGACAATCACAGGACTGGTTGGGATTCAGGGGCGAGTCATCGTTCAAACGTATACATCCAATGTCTACGGAGATGTGGTCGTTAATCCGGGTCCACCTTCCATTTCGTTCCCGTATGTGGCTTTGATAACTGCAATGATCGAAGGTACAGGGACTATTCCAGTGGCACCGAGTTCGATACTTCAACTGACGTTTAGTCGTGAAATTGTAGTGACAACGACGACTGCCCTTGGTTTCAGAGGACCGCTCGTCACGGGAAACACATTCAGTGTGTACATTGTCGAAGAATTCAAGGGTCCTAAACCAGACAAAGACTGGAAGTTGACTGGTCTCAGCGATCCTTCGAAGCTTCTCGTCGACGTGTCTGGAAATGTCACAGTCCTCGAAACCATGTCCAATAAAGGTGTTTCGAACACGCTCGTAGGAAGTGCCACCAAATCATACAGTTATGTGTACGAACTGCGTGTTACAGTTGACCAGGTCCAAGTCTTGCCTGTTCCAGGAACGATAGTACCGTTGACATTTACCCGTCCGGGCTCTACAATTCAGAGTAAATACTATTCAATCTACGATCCGAAACTCTTCGATGCCAGTGACATAAAGGGACAGACGGCGGCTTTACGTGACCTCAATTCAAATGTATGGACGGACGTCCCGGCGCCTCGCGAAGCCTACATCGAAATGGCTGGTCGTGGTTTCGGAACGGGTGCACTCACGGCGCTCGCAGCCATCGGTCCACAGGAAAAGTACATGTACGGCGGTGAATCGCACTGGATGCCAAAGATCATTCAGCATACACCATTCGCAATTACACAGCGTTTCCTTTTGCCTCTGAAAACCGGAAATGACAAGTTTCTTGATTCGTTGCGAACCTTTTCGGTTGACATTCACCCACGTCAGTCGGGCGATCTATTGTCGAACATGTACCTGTCCGTGTCTCTCCCCGCTCTGCCTGACGGGTACAATTACACACCTCTGGTTGGACGCGCAATCCTAAAGAAAGTGGAGTTCCTGATCGACGGTCAACCAATCGAAACGTTGACGGATGACTGGTACATTCTTCGCGATCAGTTGTTCCTTGACGCGGATGAGAAGCTTGCAATGTACCAAGCGACGAGTCTGGGTCAGAGTGAATCGAACGTCGTTCCAGCAACTGACGTTGTGAAGATGATGATTCCACTGGACTTTTTCTTTTGTCGGAGACATAGCTCCCACAAAATTGGACGTGAAAAGCTCGAAAAGCCATTCTTTCCGTTGTGTGCCATCCTGAAGCAGACAGTCACGATTCGATTCTCATTTCATGACTCGACGTGGATTACAAACGCACCAAGCGATGTAGATGGAAAACCAATCGACATCATCAACCCGAGAGTTCTCATCGAGGAGATTACTCTGAGTCCACGCGAACGTATGTACTACCAGAGTCGTGTTTTGAACTTTAAAGTGAATCGTGTATGGGCAGAGGCTGGACAGCCATACTCGGCTGGCAAAGCGATCATGAACTTGACTGCCGATTTCCCAGTGTCTATGATTACATGGTTCGTACGTAATAAGGATTACGAAGATGAGAGTGATTCAGCCTACTACAAATCGAGGTACTTTTACGGGTACAGCACGGAATACATTCTGGCTGCTGTACCTGTAACGTTCTTTAATGGGGTCACAATCAATTTTTTGGATATTATTAAATATGGCACATTGTACCTCAACAATCAGAATGTGCTTTCAAATTTCCCTGGCGCCCTCTACTACAGTTACAAACAGCCTCTCGATCACGGGCTTTCAGTTCCGACAAAGAATATATACATGTACTGTTTCGGAGACAATCCCAAAGAGTATAACCAAGAGGGGTACGTCGATTTCAGTAAGCTCAGTTCACAGACGACGCATCTGGACCTGACTTTTGATCCAATTCTTGCACCTCAGATTGAAAAGTCTTACACGATGTATCTGTATTATTATGGCTACGTGCCTCTTCAAATTTCCGGCGGATATGCAAAACTCCTTTCTCAGTGATGTAGTCGACTATACCATTGACGATACACCAGCGAATGAAATTCAGTTGTGCAACCGTCGTCGTAAATCCCTGAAACTCGATCCGCTCCGTACGACAAAAAGGGTCGAAGAACTTTTTCGAATAGCCATCCAGTGATGACTTGTATGCCACGTGGACCGTAAACTGACGCCCAGTTGACGTCTTATACGTCACATTCGTCTGACGAGAATAGTTTGTCACGAACCATTCGAGGTTCCTGAGAGACACTCCGCGTCTGTGTTCGAGGATATCCTTGAGTTGCTGAGTGTGCTCAGGGACTTCAAAGAATCGCCGGAGTGCCTCGAGAAGGAGGTCACTCCGTGTCGCCATGACGATCTAGCCTCGTTTATTTTTAAGCGTTTCTTCCATTCAGGATCGGTTTTTAAGGAGGTACCACGTCGCCGCAGCCGCAACCAGGGTCCACCCCGCGAGGTGATCCACCCGGTCCATGATGGCAATCTTCTCTGGTGGAAGGTCATCAAACGCCTGTTTGTACCCCGCAGGCTTAAACGGCAGCCAAATGTACCGCCCGAAAGGAACAGCCGTCGGCTGCAGCTTGTTTTCACAGTTGTAGCTCCAGTCATACCACGCCAGAGCAATGTACGGGAACCAAATCAGAAACGCGAGTATCCACAGATTTCTGTATGGTGCGAACCAATATCCGAGCGAAAGAACCAGCGAAAAAACGATACACTTGATGTTAAACTCAAATGGTTTGTCAGGGAAGAGTCCACCAGCCATACTATATATCTATTCGAGACTTTTTTCCACGTTCACACGCTGGACATCCATCGAGAAACATCGGAGGCAGTGAGTGTGTGTGTACTGGCACTGGTGCCATCAGAGAAAGTTGGGATCTCGACGGTATGATGATACGTTGGACCGGCTTTTGATCTTTGTGACACGCACAGTACCCTGACCCATCCTTGACACCGCGTTTACACTTTTGCCTAGTTGACTTGCTCAATCCGTGACACACGTTTCCGTTCCAGGCACTTGTCGTGTTTTCACTCGCTGTTCTGAGAAGCTGTTGCAAAGAAATGTCAAACGTCCGACTAATCTTTTCAAGAGCTTTTGTCATGCGTTCAAGGACGCGACGCTCCACTTCATCCTCGATAAGCTGAGCAATCTGTTGTTCCATGGTTTCTTAGGGTGCGTTGTGTTTAGGTGTGACTGTCAAGTCGCGTAGCGACTTGGACTCGGGCACGAAGTGTCTGTTGTTCCCATCCCGTGCCTATCGGACATTCAAGTCCTTCGGACTTGTGGTAAAATAGCTTGAAATCAATGGTGTCGTCAAAAAGTCCACCGATTTGAAGATTGTCTTGAACGGGTTCGCACCCACCAGCGGCTCGAGGAGGTCGCACACAGGTTTGACCAACTGATGTTCAAAATAGTACACGTAATCCAGAGGAATCTTATTGTCTGTGACCCATGACGGGTCCTCCGCCTTGTCGCACAGTATACCAGGCACCTTTGTAATCAAAAACGCGACACGATCCCCGTTCTGGGGTTCAGATCCCGGTGCGCGTTTTCGAATCTTGTCACGGACCTCGACGTGTGGAACTCGCGTCTTGTAGGCTGCACCGAGTTGTTTCGACATTGTCAGTTCCTTCGGATCCACCTTGCCTTTGAGGAGTAGTTTCGCAGATGTACGAGCGTACTCGATGGCAGGTCGCGGGTCCTCAGAGTTGAGCACCAGATTCAGAAGTTGTTTGAGGACGCCTCGAACGTACATACACGTGTCACGTCGAACCACCTGTAGACCCTTGACGTCAATCTTTTTGAAAACGACGCGGGATGGTTCACCATCTCGCCCAGCCTTCTTCTCATACATCTTGGCGGCATATCGCTTCTTCGAGTACAAAAAGTACGGACAGTATACCTTTTCCAATTCTAGATCATTTGGTGCTTTGAACAACTTTGTACATTGCTCAGCGGCTTGTTCACCCTGTTCCCATGAGTAATCAATCGCCTCTTGTCCCTTGCGTCCCTGGACATCAAACTCAACCATCACTGAATCCGTGTTTTTCACAACCATCTGACCGACACCAGCCTGAAACGTACCCGCCTCTGTCTCGAGGTCATACACATAACCGTCCCAAGACTCATGAAGAACTTCGAGTTTTTTGATAGCGTTTGGATCTTTGCGGAATGTCGACATGGTCCACGTGAGACGAAACACGTTTGGTTTATCGACCCTGGTATTCAGAGACACTTTGTAACCCATAGTTTTCAGGAGTAAAAAGTACCATTGAGCCGTCACTTGATTCTTTGTGTCGATGCGATGACACCCACCCACTTCGTTGTCCTTGCGACACCCGTCAGAAGCCCATAGACCATCAAGAAACGCTCGTGGGTTTGTGAATGCCTCAATAGGCACCTTCTTTGCCTGGTCATCATAACACGCCTCCCGGTACTTGTGGACGAGCTCCACTGTTGACCCTCCCCTTGGTGACAGCTTGTAAACTCCAGAACTCGCAAGTGTGTCCATAATCACAAAGTCGTATTCGGGATGAATATTCTTACACATCATTTGACACTTTTCGAGGAGAGTCCTGTCAGCATTGTTTATTCCCCACGTCGCCTTGCGACCTGAAGGACAATTATAAGCTCCACACGACCCGTCACCAACAAACATTCCGTAGATGAAAGCTTCCTCGTATGAAGACTGTTCATCATGCACCGAAAGTTCCGGAAACGAATGAAACAACTTTTGACCAACTTCAACTTGACCCGGCTTGAGAAGACTCAAATCTGGTCCGAGAAGAGAATGGTCTTCAGTCACATCGACGCATCCTGTATGTGTGAGTACTCGGTAAATCTTCTTGATGCACTTGTGTCGAATGACACGATTAATCGGCTTCCACCCGTCGTGTGTCCATGTCTCTATATCATTCAGACTCGATTCTTGCTTGTCAGTACCTTGTTTGATAAACCCCGGATACTCATTCCAGTCACACCCAAGGGTTTCAATTGTTCGAACACTCACTATCCCATTCATGCGAGTAATCACAGGCGTTCCTGGCATCACGGAATCACCATATCTCACCTTGGCACCCGGGAAATGTTCCTCGACATAATTCTTCGTCTCTTCAATCATCTGACGACCACGCATCGTCACAGTTGATGCGATGGCAACACATGGAAGCATACCCTTCGAAGCACCGGTAAACCCGTAGATTGAATTCATCGAAATCTTGTATGCGAGCTGCTGACCGTTGTACACCGCCTCCATCGGTGTTCCCTCTGCTTGAGCCATCAGTTTCTTCGCCTTTTTGCGAAACGCGGCAAGCTCGTTCAGAATGGCAGGTAAGAGACTGGGAACTCCTTGAGCGAAACGATACGGTCCGTACTGTTCATAGACAACTCCCGGGACGTTTGAAAACCTGGGGTCGATAACCAGGCTTGAATAGCACAGGTTATGAGCACGCATGATGCTTGGATACAGACTCGCAAAATCAAGGGCGGTGATTGGACCATAGTATGCACCAGTCTGAGCATCGAGAACGGTTGCTCCTTGATACTTCTCGTCACCCGTCGCTTTAGAGTACAATGTCGGAATCATGAATCCGAGCTCACGCGCCTTGCGTGCCAACTGCGAAAAAACCTTGATTTGCTGACCACGTTCACTCAGGTATGACAAAGGAACCCACGTCGCCTTTGCCATCTCGATGAGGTTTTGAATCAGACACAACTTTTCAGAGATGCGATGCGGAAGTTCCGTATCCTTGATACAGTAATCAGCCACTTCGCCAAGCAAAACCGGATCACCATTCCTGAATCGAGTAAACATCTCCTTCACGGGCATATCAATCTTTTGATCCTTGAGAAACTCCTTCGAGACGTTGTTCAAGGAGTAGCTCTCGAGCTTGTGTTCGCGCTTAATGTCCTGAAACATATCAAACACGTACCTCCCGAGCATGGGAACCATCTTCATATCGTTTGATCCGAGAGCGTTGGACGCCAGGTGTTTCACGACGAGTTCGTTTGGAATACCACGCAGACGACCCCACATGTGTGCATCCGGTCCAGCAACCGTCACAACCGCACGCGTGTACAGGTACTCCAAGTCGAACCCGAAGATGTTCCAGCCCGTCACAATGTCCGGATCGAGTTCACGCAGGTACCGACCCAAACGCTCGAGCATCTCACGTTCCGTATCAAACGACTCGCATTCTGGTCCACTCGTCTGCTTGACACAAAAGCACTTTCGGTCGAGATATTCAGTGCTTCCAAACGCTTTCGTGGTCACAGCCACCTGGAAACAC